GACGGCCTGATAGGTTCTGATGGTGTGCTGGAGATCAAGAACCCGAGCACGGAAAAGCACCTGCTTTACTGGGAAGAAGGCTTAATTCCAGAAGACTACATTCCGCAGTGCGCATGGGAGATGGCGTCGGCAGGTAAAGAGCGTAGATTTGCCGATTTTCTCAGCTTCGACCGGCGCATCCAAGACCCGAACCTGTGCTATTTTTTGAAGCGCACCGGGCGGGATGAGCTTGAGTGGAACGTTCCCGTTTTGGTTGATGGAAAAGGCGAGTACCGCAAGCTCACTGGCGAGGCGGTGATCGACTACTTCACAGAGCAAGCTGTGGCCTTCAATGCCGAAATCGAGGCGTTTCTGGCGGAGCACAACGCGAAGCCGATTGCGCCCTTCCCGGTGGAGTTCCAAGAGGAAAAGGAATCCGATCCTGGGTACGATACCTCAAAGGACTTCGACCAGCAAGACTACAGTTTTTTGGATGGCGCGGTGGATGCACCGTAAATAGTATCCAGATGGTAAAGGTGAGCCGATGGACTTCGATAGTCTCAGCGATAGCGAAAAAGCAGTGTTTCGGAAAGGTCAAGAAATCGTTGTCGATGAAATGCTCAACGCTATCGACGAGCTAGAAGCGAGTCGAAATCCTCATTCCTCACACGGGAAAGCTCAACTTTACATTCTGCGCGAACTGGTAGCAAAGATAACGGAGAACTGATGGAACATCCAAAACCATTGCATAATGTAGGGGATGCGAGATGAAACACACCTGCAATGTGTGCCAGAAATGTGCCGAATGGGACTCAGGATGGGAGTGGTATGGGTCAATTTCGATTCAAGAAGATGGCCTTCCCGTCCTAAAGACATGCTCGGAAAAATGCAGGTCTAGGGTTGATGACCCTAAGAGGTGGCTACTACTCTTATGGGGCAAGGTTGGGGCGAAGCCATCGAAAAAAATCCTCAAGAATTTTCGCAGGCTACCCGAAGAGGCAAAAGCTGTTTCATAATGTACGGGATGCGATGCCGCTACTGCAAGACCGAGGGCCTCACCCGCAAGCGTACCCCTACAGGCGCCCGGCTGTTCTACGCCGCCGGGTCCATGCACATGTGCCTGGGCTGGCGGAGGAAGATTGCGAGAGGAATCGTGCTTCGCAAAAAGGCGGCGTAAATCCCCTCTTGTCAATACGTCAAACCTGTGTCAAGATTGACAAATGAGAAAGTGGCGCATTCTTGAGTATGGCGACCTGGAGCCGGAAAAGTCCAGAACCATTGAGTTCAATTGCCGATCCTGCGGCAAAGATGCTGAGTTAGTAGTCTCCGGGCTTGCTATTGCACAAGTAGGCTCCTCCCTCATTTTCGACACTGGAAATAATGCGGTCCCGAGGGTGATCGAATGTCCTCATTGCCGAAAAAGAATGGAGGCTGCATAGTGTACGGAAAGTTTTTCGCCTCCACCTTCACTGGATCAATGTTTGGCGCCGGGCCAGAAGTGTTCGCCGTGTGGGGATATGTGATCGCCAACACAGTTAATTCCTTGGTAGAGCTTAATCCCGTCATGCTAGCTGCGGTTATCGGCTCCTCCCCTGAAAAGGTCGAGTCAGCCATAACGTTTCTTTGTCGCCCCGATCCCTTCAGTAGAAACAAAGACTGCGACGGATGCCGCCTGGTTCACGAGAACGCTTTTCAGTACCACGTTGTTAGTCATGCCCTATATCGAGCGATTAGGAACGAAGATGACCGGCGAGAATACAACCGCCAGAAGCAGGCTGAGTCAAGAGCTAGGAGAAAGAAAACAAAGGCGTCAAAACAACATGTCATTGACAGTCAATCATTGTCAGCAATGTCAGCACATACAGAAGCAGAAGCAGATACAGAAGCAAAAGAACAAAAACCTTCTCCGAAGCCGCGCAAGAAGCGCGTCTCGGAGGACGGAATGAAGCACTCGTCCGATCCGAGACATATTGCCTGCAAGGAAATGATATTTGCCTACTATCGCAGCAAGAACGATGGACGCGACCCGCCCTGGAATGGGTGGGAGGGCAGGGCGCTTGGGATGCTCTTGGAGGCGGACCCGAAAATGGATGCTGAGCGAGTCCGAAAGTTACTCTACAACCGGTTCAGATCGAAGGTTAATCACGGCGAGCGTCCATCGCGGTGGATAGGAGACCTGACCAGCTATGGGCCGGGCCCAACTAACGAGTTTAAGAACACGGTCGTAAATGGAGGTGGTAATGGAAAAGGGGAAAGCAACCTTGCAGCTCTCGCTGAAGCCCTCCGATCAGATCAAGATGGCTTTGACGGAGATGGCCTGCTTTCGTGGCGCGAAAGTGGACACGGTGACACTCGCATTCTACTCGAAGCGCCTAGTTCAAGAAAACCTTGAGGACGTACTAGCGGCTCTCCGCACTCTTCAGGATTTGCCGCGCGAAGAGGGGGATTTGGCCTTTCCGGAGGTCGGGGCCATTCTCGGCATGGTTGGGGTATGCGCCGTCTCCCGTCACAACAGGGAGCAAATGGGAATCCGCAAAGACCTAGTGCGCTGGCATTGCCCTGAGTGCGGCATTCACATGAGCGGTTTCATCTCACCGCTGGATCGTGAACCGAGGGCCTGCAAGGGCATTCCGCGCGAAGGATCTGGCATTTGCGGGGCGATCATGAACGAGGTACACCGAGAGCGCGCGGCATGACCGGCGAAGCTGCCCAGCCACATCTACGCGAGGGGATAATGACCAAAACCGAATATACCCGCCGCAGGCGCGCCGACCTGAAAACCCTGGGACTCTGCCAGAATTGCGCCGAGAACGCTCCGCAAGAAGGGCGCACACTCTGCACAGATTGCCTTATAGCGCGCCGGAATCGGGCGCGGGAGCATTACCATCGGCCACAACCGGCCCAAACAGGGCATACGGCAAAAATCGAGCGTTTGATGGGCCTGTCTAAGAAGGTGCGCTGAAAGGGTATCAAGAAAGGTACGGGCAAATGAAACCAGGCCCTAAAACCTGTCCTGTTCGGGAGGCATACGTGCTGCGATTCGGCATTCCTCGCACCCGGAAGCATATTCTTTGGCTGAGCGCAGCTCGCCTTGAACAGCTTGGCCGCTGCAGATCCGATGAGTGCAGGCGGCTGATACTGGGGACTAGCAAATGAGAGTAACCCGCAAAACCAAGCCCAGCGCCAAGCGCCGCTCAAAAGAGGCCGTGCGGATCGTCGGCGGAAGGGAAATATGCTCTCTGACGGCCGCCGGGCGCGAGGAGTACAAGCGCCGCCGGGCCGAACGGTGGCTGCTCGATAACGGCATCTGCTGCCTGTGCGGGCGATTCATTCCGCTGTCTATGGCTACCACAGAGCACCCAGGAGGCCGTGGGATGGGCGGCAGCAAGCGGGATGACCGGGTAGAGGCCATCAGGATCGCGTGCTACTTGGGGAACATGGAAAAGGGCTCGATGAGCCTAGAGCGTTACCTGGAGCTGCCCTTGGCCGTTCGGATTGCCAACTGCCGGGGAGTCGTTGCAACGGCAGAAAGGAAGCCATGACGATAACCTGTGAGCACTGCAAGGCTGTGCGGGAAGCGCGAATCAAGGGCCAGCGGTTCTGCTCCGATCACTGTCGAGTCGCCCATTGGGAAGCCCAGCACCCGCGCAAGGGCAGGAAGCCGAAGCGCATCAGGAGCCGGGAACGCGACAGGCTGCTCCGGGTGATCCACAAGGGCGAGACGCTGGAGCAGCTACGAAATCAAGCGCGCATAGTTGCGGACGTGCAGGCGATGAGAGAAAGCGAGAGTATCTGACATGATCACTGTGAAGCGTAGCCTACTTTCGGAGGATGAGGTCGCGGCGAGGCTCGATACACTTGCTCGTCGCTATTCGGTTCCGAGGGATTGCTACGACGACTCGGCGGCCCATCTGATGTCGCATTTTGACGCGATGAAGTGGGTGTCGCTGTGTGCTCAACTTAAAGCGACAAAGCGGCGGAGGAAGGAAAGCGAATGAACCACGATCTTGTCGAATTTGAAGAAAGCATTTTACGCAGGACGTTTGACGCAAAAGTATTTATGGGCGGAGTGGCCTCAGTTTGTGAATGTGGTTGGATATCTCCCTACTTTGTGAAAGAATCCGAGGCAATTGAAGCACACGAGAATCACCAGGCGATGAGGGAGCAAGCATGAAGCGTAAACAGACGCCCGTGCCGGCACCTCTCAGCGAAGGCGAGGAAACATTTGCCCTGCACTGCCAGACTGAGGGCTTTGAGGCGATTCGTGAGGCAGAGCTGATACCCGGCCGAAAGTGGCGCTTCGACTTCTATTTTAGGGAGAAGGACCTAGCGGTAGAAATCGAGGGGGGAACCAAGTTTGGCAAGAGCCGCCATTCTCGCGGCAATGGGTTCGAGGAAGATGCCCGTAAGTATAATGCCGCTGCAATGGCTGGAATCAAGGTACTGCGCTTCAGCACGGCCATGGTGAAGAGCGCAGAGGCTATCGACACCGTGAAAGCGTTTCTCCGCAGCACCCCTCCTCAGTAACCCCGCCAAACAGAAGCCCTCGGATTCGGGGGCTTTACCTTATAAGCGGATGACTCAACCCTCCAGCCATCGGAAGTAGTTCATAAATCAGCCAGATGCAGAAGATTACAACCACGACCACGCGCACGATTTGCGCGAAGGGCGCTGGCAGTGGGATTTGCGTTAGAATCCACCAAATCAGAGCGAAGATGATGCAGACGACCAGAATCGTAATCAGCAGAGAAAGCATTTGAGGCACCTCTGCTCCATTGGATGCTCCTCTTAGCGGCCAAGTCTGTTCAAAACAGAACGGCTCCCAGTTTGAGCCGAGAGCCGTTTGCCCACAGAGGGCGATGGCGGGAGTCTAAGGCTTCCACTCCCTCCCGCTAATCCACGTTTCCCGATTGAGAATCACGCCCATGATGATGATGCCGATCAGGGGCACGATACAGAGCAGAGCAAGTGCTTGCATGGTGATTCCTTCTTTCTTCCTACCATCGGGTAGGCGCGGCTATACCTCGACTCCCAGCGCCGCTAGAGAGCAAATGGGGCAAAACTCCCCGGGCTCGCTTACAGGGCAGTCGTGACACTCGCAGCAGAGCGGACGGCACTCATCGCACCGCAGCTCGCCCAGGTGCCGTTGCAACTCCCCTTCCAACACTGCCGCGCTACAGTGTGCGCAATACTCCACCTCTTCATCGCGGGCTGGGCGGTCGTCGTCGACATCAACCATTATGTGAGGCCAACTGGTCATTGGCGCACCTCGAATTTCTCGATGAACTCACGCATGGCTTTAATCATGTCGGCACGTTGAGCGGAGGAGAGATAGAACATGCTTCCACCGTCGCCGTAAGAGAAAATGAGCAGACTAAAGCCCCACCCATCAGGCATACGCTCTTTGAGTCCATTTCCAACGTCTTTTAACAGCCCTTCGATTTCCTTATTGATTACCTCGTAGATCATTTCTTTCATTGCTTCACCTCCACAATCTCAACGGTGCGGAACGGCCACTCGTGTTGGCATTCGTCGCATCGGCATTTGTCCCACAAACCAGGCTGAATGAGCAGGTTAAAGAGGGAGCCATCAGCATTCAGCGCGGTGTAGTTGAGGCTCCCACAAAGAGGGCATTGGTCAGGTCTGCTCATGAGACCATCGCCTTGATCACGCGGTCAGCCGTGGCCGACGCCTTTTTGATACCCGATTGCTCGCCCTCGATGAAGGCCAGTGTCAAGTAGTCGCGGAGCAGATCGCGTGAAATGGATAACAGCCCTATCTCGTCGGCGAACAGAAAGGGAGAGATTTCAGCGATGCGTCGCTCCCCATATTGCTTTGCTTCCGTCATGTGATCCTCCGCTATTCCGTGCGTGCAGTTGCTACCTTGAAGATGCAGCCGGCCACGACCAGCGCGGCGGGCGCGTAGACGATGAAATCGAGTAAAGCGTTCAGAATGTGCGTCATTGCGTCACCCAGGCGATCCAAGCCGCCCACAACAGGAACGCCGCTAGCGCCCAGGTTGTGATTCTGATTGCGGTTACGGCCCAGCGCGGCCATGGGGCGGGGCGCTGAGAGTGCGGTGAGATGTTGGCGAACGGATACGGCTCGCCGATGTCGGCAGGGTCGTAGTCGCTAGGACGGCGCAGGAATGTAGCGCGTTTGATCTGGTCACAGTTCATAGCTTGCCCCCAATCCAAACGGCCAGCCAAACGACTAGCCCACCTGCGCAGGCCGCAAATAGCAGCCAAGCAACCGTAAGGAGCGGATTCTCCTTGAAAACGTTGGCGAGCGGGTAAGGCTGGCCGTACAATTCCTCGCAGCAACGCGGGCAGAACCCTTCGTCGACGACTATTTTCACGCAACCTTTCGTGCGGCACTTATGGAGCCCAATGCGCGACAGCGCTTGCTCCAGTTCTTCATCGATCGCGTAGCGGTCGTATACTTCGTTAGTGATACGCTCAGTTTCAGTCATCTCATTTCCTTTCTGCTGGTTGGTGATGCGCTACTCTTTCGGCGGCTCGGGGAGCGGCATCCAGTGGGTTACGGTCTCCTTGATGATCCAATAGTTAGGGAGTTGTATCCACAAATCGCCATGGTCGCGGTATCCTATAAGAGTTTTGCGTGGATGAGAAGCTCGCGCATTTTTAGGGGCAATTAGCACGATTTGCTCCTCGTTTGGCAATGATTCCTTGACGCTAATCCATTCCATGCTCATTTCCTTTCTGCGGGCTGGTGACACTACGAACATATTGAACTGCCCGGTAAACCCAAAACCGAGAGCGTTCCCATCGTGACCCAGGCATCCGCGCTCTTTTGGTGGCGGAATGAGCGACCAGGAATTGCTGCCCAGCCGTTCTCATTCTCGGTAGGCCGCTTGGTCTCGATAATCCAGGTCGAGGTCGTTGCAGATCACGACGTCGCCATGAATACTGTACGGGTTTCCGGGCCTGCAGATGGAGTGGTAGAGTTCGGTCGCCTTTGGGTTGACTGGCAAGCCATCGATCATGCCGGTGTCGTCAACGAGCATGATCTGGGTGCGCGTTTTCTTGTCCAAGCAGACGGTGTCGAGGGTATCGGCTCCGATGGCTCTCTGAACGGCCCTGAGGGTTGGCTTCTCTTCGATCAGGGTTTCAGTCCCATCGACCTTGATGATGCGATACTCGCCGCGTTTAACTGGTTCCATGGGGCTCCTTCTTCCCGGCTTCATTCACCGTTTGGAGATGTGTTTGGTGCGCTACGGGCGGCTCGGGGAGCGGCATCCAGTGGGTGACCTGGTTCGGAGGCCAGGCTGAGAACGCGCTCGCATCGTTGGAGGTGCGATAGGCTGGCGTGACTTTTCGACCGTTGGTGGTGATTACCGTAAGCATACACGGCGGCAACTTCTCTTTGACGCTAATCCATTCCATCTCATTCATCTCCCAGATGTTGCGGGTTGATGCTGCGGGGGAAAGCTAAGGCTCGACGAGTCCGAGTGCGATAGCTGCCGCTTCCCAGGCTTGGCGAGACAATCAAGGACATAACCTCCATGCGCCTTGACCATGTATTTGTATCTGTATTGCTTTAAAGGCTTTGCTTTCATTTCCCATCCCCTCTCTGTGCTAAATCAATCATTAAAAAACCTCATTTTGAATGCCGTTATGGGATTTTTCAAAGGAGTTTCTTTGTTCCTTGAAATCGAAATACCATCCGTCTTCATCTCTCGAATCCCAACCCATCACCTTGTTGGATTGAAGGACAGCAGCAAGCATACAAAAGGGGCATCCATTCGTATTGGTTTTGAGATCATCCAATCCCCAATAGCCACGGCTCAAGCGAACTACCGCACGAATAGTTGAGAATTGCTTTAAGTTGTATTCAGCGCACAGATCGCATTTTCGCTTGGGGTTCATCGCGCATCTGCCCTCATGCTTTATGGCAGTTTTCGGACGCCAGAATCCTTTATTGCAAAATTCGCAAAGGTAGCGTCTTACTTTTACCGATCTCATTCCAATTTCCCCTCTCTGTGCTAGTTAGTGGGCCTCAGCCCTTTTTCTCTACAACAGCGCGACGCAGCTTCTTGTACCGAGCGATGTGATTTACGTAGGGCTTAGCGACCTTCTTTGGCGTGGCCTTGAGGCGGGGCGCATCCACGCGGGGTGTCTTGTCGGTGTTGGCCCAAGTTGCGTTCATTTCCTCTTTGGTAACGATTGGCTTGATAAATCCCTTCATGCTCCTAACTCCTTTCAGGTGTTTACTTCTTCTCTACAGCTTCTCGTAGAGCGTTGATGACGTACTCGCTGATGGTGAGCCCGGCGAGCGCAGCTAGTGACTTTGCGCGCCTCCAGAGCGTAATGGGCATCCTGTGGACTTTGACGGATTGATCCATTGCGTCCTTTCTTATTGCGACCCCGACCGCGACCACGACCGCGACCCCGACCCCGACCGCGACCGCGACCGCGACCGCGACCACGACCGCGACCACGACCACGACATATCTGACCCAGTTCTTAGGATTGCCTGATTCATCGCGTCCTACTTCTGCTCACGAGGGAGCTTGGAGATTTGGATAGCGTCGATGACGGAGCCGCGACCAAGGATTAAGCGACCCTCGGGGAAAGGTTCCACTTCGGAAAACGTAACGGTTTGGAGTGCGCCAGTGAAACGTCCGGTGTCCGCGATCCACGCAGCCGATTCGAGTACAAGCTCCTGCGGTCCTACGGCTACCAGCTTGCCCGTGTCGATCATGGTCACGGTGCGAATGAGGTAATTCTTCCCGATCTCCCAGGGGCCGGTCACGTCCGCAGGGATGGCGGTTTGGTTTGCAAACATTGCGGCCAATTGGCGTGCTTCGCCGATAGTCAGATCGTCGATTTTCATGTTCTCTTTTCTCCTCAAGTGCGATATTGCACCCGCTTACCGTGGAGACGGCGCGGCTCCCGCATGAACTGTTAAGAACCTTGAATTTCTTGCAGCGATATAGGCTGCATCGTACTCAGCTTCAACGGCTTTCATTGCAGCACGTGCTTTCAGGTACTCGGCCTCACCGATCTTCAAGGCGCGATAATCAGCGGTGACCTGGCGGAACTCGGCGGATGCTTTGCGAACGTTCGAGAGTGCTTCGAGGTAGGTCATGGTTGCCTCTCACTTACAAATACAGAGTAGATCACACGCATTATGCGTATCAATAGCTATGTACCAGATTGTGAGATAACCGAGGATTTATTTTTGGTGCGCTTGGCGTAGGCTTTGCGGCTGCGTGCGCGCTCACAGATGAGGCACACCTGGCGATTACCGCGTATCGTAAACGGATGGTTGAGTTTGCAGCGTTTTGACCGGATTGCTCCCATGCTCTCTATCATATACATATTGCGTGTGAGTGTCAACAAGTATCGAGCTGGGCTATAATGAGCAGCATTATGGGACGACCGACCAGCTATGACGCGGAGATTGCTTCACAAATATGTGATGCGATAGCGGTTACCCCGAAGAGTCTGGAGGTTATTTGCGCGGCTCATAATGATTTTCCCCACCATGAGACGGTAAGGCGCTGGTTGCACAAGTCGGATGAATTCCGCGGCATGTACGCGCGTGCAAAGGCTATCCAATGTCTTACTCTGGCAGAGCAAATCATTGATATTTCAGACGATAGCTCGAATGATGAGATCGAAGTCGAGATCACTGAGGGCGTGACTGCGACCCAGGTCAATCGAGAAGTCATCGACCGGGCGCGTATCAGGATCGACTCGCGTAAATGGCTGTGCGCAAAGCTCGCCCCGCGCATATTCGGCGACAAGATCACGCACGCTGGTGATCCTGACGCACCGCTAGATCTGGTTGTGAAGCACATCGCGGCGGAAATAAAGGAGTAAACATGCCGGCTGTCTCTAAGGCGCAGAATCGTTGGGTTAACTCGTCGGCTGGTCGCGCTGCACTGGGCGAAGCTGGCGTGAAGGAGTGGAATGCTGGCACAAAAGGTAAGAAGCTCCCGGAACGCAAGCACAAGCGCCCACACGTCTTCGCGGCTAAACGCGGCTAGTTGTTTACAATAGGCACGTTCCTGTTTACAATAGGCACATGGAGATAACGGTACAGGCTTGGAAGTGTGCCCAATGTGCACATATCTGGCTTAAGGGGCGTGTGCAACCGTCACACTGCGCAAAGTGCCGTTCTCGGAGGTGGAATGATGCTGACGTACGAGGAGCAGGAAGCGAACCGACAGGACAGGCTAAACGAAGTGGGAACCCTGAGCCCATGCCCGTTTTGCCGGAAGCCAAGAGTCCAGCGAAGCGACTACGTCCGGTGCAATCCCTGCGGGATAAACTGGCTGGACGAGGAGATGCACCTTCCGAATTACTTAAGCAGAGACCCCCGGGTGGCGAGGGCTGGTCGCCAACATCAAAGTGCCGACACGGTTACCAAAACAGCTTTATCTGCCGAGGCCACAACGGCGGCTGCTAGTTAACCAGAAGTGGCGGATTTATCTATGAAAGCCGAGATTGTCATGCAGCCAAAGCAGTCCGAGCTTTATCGGCTGCTGACGCGCAGTAATGCGCCTGTCATCGGTGTCTACGGTGGTCGCGGATCAGCGAAGTCATCCGGCGCTGACCGATGCCTTATCACGCTGATGTACGAGCAGCGCGGGCTTACAGCTTGCCTGGTAATGCGCACATGGGTTAAACAGCTCGTGCCGATGCACTTAGAGGCGATCCGGCGAGATTACCCTTGGTTGGCGTCCCAGGTCAAGTCAAGCCCGCCGGCCATGCTGCGAATCGGCAAGTCTAGGCTCGATTTCAAGTACGCAGAGAACTACGACTCGGTAACTGAGGCGTTCCGGTCGGCAAACTACGATCTAATCGTGATCGACCAGGCGGAGCAGTTCACAGGCCGCGAGATCCGCGAGATGCGCAAGGCGTGCCGGTCTGCAGGCGGCAAGGTCGCCAAGGTCGTGCTTGTGTTTAACATGCGCGGGGCCAGCATTCAGGAGTTGCGTAAATGGTTCTATTTGCATGAGGTAAACAAGGACGAAGACCCTGCGGATTATGTCGGGTTGCGGATGAACCCCTGGGATAACGTGGAGTGGGTGCGTGCGGCGCTGCTCGCGGACGGCTACACGGTAGAGGACTATTACCGCTGGACGGACGAGCAGAGAAAGGCATACGCGGCCAAGCGCGGACCGTACACGCGGCAATTGGCGACAGATGACGAGGTGATTCGTCAGGCGGATTGGGAGGGCGATTGGAACTCGCTCGAAGGCTCGTATTTCGCCAATTCCTTTGATCTGGAGAGCGTTCGGATAGCGCCGAGCCAGGCGGAGGAGTTGCGGAAGGTCTGGTCGGTGCACTGGCTGGCGCAGGACTGGGGCAAAGCGCACTTCTGCGTGACGTATTGGGCGTTCCGGGTTACGTTCAAGCCGAGTGAGGCGCAGGCTTTGCTGGGATGGACGCTGGAGAAGCCTATTAACATCACCGTGGTTTACCGCGAGATGATCGTGAACGAGCGGGAAGCGGTAGATGTGGCACAGGATATGGTGGATTCTACACCGGAGCGTGAGCGTGCGCTGATGAAGGCGTATTTCCTTTCGCCAGAGGAAGTTACGGACGATCCTAACAGTATCGGTTCACAGGAATCAAAGCGGTTAAGAGCAAACGGGATGCCTGGGGCGGTGAAGGCCGACAATGATCGCAAGGGCGGATGGGCTTTGATGGGCTCGCTCTTCAAGGCGGCAAAGGGCAAGGGCTGGGGCATAGACAAGGATGGAGTAAGGTTCCAGTACGATGATGCGCTGCTGATTTCGAGCGAATGCCCGGAGTTGCTGAATAGCATTCCGGCGCTGCTGCGTGACCCGAAGAACCTGGATGATGTGCTGAAAACGGACTTGAGCACGGCGAAGATCGAGCAGGATTGCGGGGATGCGGCGCGGTATCTGGTAAAGAGCATGCTGGCGCCGCGGGCGAAGTCGGAAGAGACGAAGTTTCAGGAAAAGATGGCGGCAACGGACCAAAGCGGGCGTATGATGCTTTTGTATAGGCACGAGCAGGAGCGGGCGAAGAAGAAGCGCGCCATCATGCCGCCAAGCTGGAGATCGAACTTGCGATGAACTTGATAGCCTTGATTTTCCCGTATCGCGCGCATCTTGAGCGGGAGATTGTCTGGCTCAAGGAGCAACTGGCGCAGAAACAGCGGCGCGTGGATGAGTTGCAGGAGGCGCTGATCGAGTCTGCGAAGCGCCCTGCGATGAAAATACAGTACAAGCAGGAACCGGACGGGAAGCTGACGCCGGTGCAGCCGCGGGGCTGGGACGAGTACCGGGCGTGGAGACGCGCCAATCCAGAGACGGAGGAAAAAGAGAATGCCACAGGCGAATGATGGAACGCAATTTTCGAGCGGCATGGCGTCGACGCACCACAACGCTCGACTGGCGGCCGGAACGGTGCAGCCGGCGAATCAGCAACCGAAGTCGATTCAGGACGATCCGAAGGCGATGGGGCTCGTGAATCAGTTGAAGGCGCTCGGGTACACGGGCGATGATGTCGCGCAGGCAATGGAAGGTGAGCAGCCGATGGATCAGGATGCCGAGGCGACGAAGGCCGCGCCGCTGCAGATACCGGGTGCCTGATGGACTTCGAGAAGCAAAAGCCGGTAACGGAGCAGTATCGGCGAGCGTGGGAGCGCGTGTTTCGTCCCAAGGAGTCGAAGAGTGGAGACCAGAACAGTAAACCAGCGTCTTGACGATCTGGAGCACGATAACAACGTGCTGCGTCAAATGCTGGGCGATGTGCAGACCGAAAACACGCGCTTGTCGCTTGAATGGACGGCGATGGGCAAGAAGATTGACCGCCTGTGCCGAACGGTGGATGACTTTGTGGGGCGGTTTACGAGGGTGCAGTAATGCCTGACCAGGTTTCGCAGTCTGCCGATCTGAACCCCGACGAAGCGCAAAAGGCGGAAGTGGCCGAAGAATACGCGCCGGGGGAGTTAGCGCCGTCGATCATCACCAGCCAGAAGGTCTGGAAGCCGGAGGATGTGGAGAAGGTCGATAAAGCCCTGATCGGAGTCTTTACCACGCTTTCTGAGCAATGTTCGCAGGCGGATGAGGCCGCAAGACGGTTTTCCGTGCTGCAGGTCTGGGAAGAGCGCCACATGGACCGCGGCTACCAGTATCTTGAGAGCGGAACTGCTGGCGGCTGGCAGATTGTGGGTGGGACGGCGGGACGGAATCAAAACGGTTTAGCTGAAAATAACGATGCAAACCTATACGCAACAAATATTTACAGCGCTCAAGGCGATATTCTGACGAGCGCCCTGTGCCGCGGCAAGATCAAGGTCAATTTCACTCCTAATAATTCGAAAAACCCGCCCGATGTGGCCTGCGCTGATGAGTCGAACAAGTACAAGCATCTCTGGTGCGAGGTCAACGACTCGATTCAGCTACAGCGCGGCGTCATGGGATTGGCGTGGACCGATCCGCGCGGGTTGTTTTGGACGCGCACCATGGCGGATAAGAAGTTCGGGACGGAGGATTCCGGCGAGATTCGCCGCCGCGAGATTACCAGCCTGCATGGAGTGCTGGAGACAAAGCTCCCGATGATGGTGGACACGCTTGCCGAGTGCGGCTACGCGCATATCTACGAGGAGGCAGATTATGCTCTCGAAAGAGCTAAATATCCATGGATGGGCGATAAGATCAAACCTTCGTGGGGGACTGCCGGAGAACTTGAGTTTGAGCGCATTGCCAGAATCAACACTCGCATCGGCATTGTTGGCAAGTACATTACGGGAACAAGCGGTATACGCGAGGCCACGGTTAGCTATCAATGGTATCGTCCGGGGCTCTACTTTGACGATAGAATCTCAGCCACGCAGAGAAACTGGTTGCTCCAGGAATTCCCCGATGGCCTGTTCGTCATCATGCACGGCAAGGAATTTACCTGTGGATGGAACGAGTCGATGGATGAACACCTGGCGCTGGGCATGTTCTGCCGCGGATTCGGGCAAAACCGGCGGGCGCTGGGATCGAGCGACATTCCGATTCAGAAGCGCATCAACATCTGGGCTGATCTGTGGGACAAGTTCGTAAGAACGGCCATTCCGGTAACGGTGCTGGACGATCAGGCGTTTAATGCCGAGGCTTACGCGAAACTGGAGAACACGCCCTCGCGGTTTATCCAGGTGGCCGTGCAAGAAGGCCGCCCGATGGCCGATTTGGTGACACAAACGGCGGCTCCTACGCCAATTCCCGGCATGGCCGAGATGTTCCAGTGGTATGTCGGCCCGCTGATGCAGTCGATTGATGGGGCGACTCCCGCTCTCTTCGGTTCCGGGGAGGGCGAGGATAATACCGTTGGTGCCACGCAGATCAGGTTGCAGCAGGCATTGGAGCGCATTGGAACGGCATGGATCGTCGCGAACTGCATGTTTGCATCGGCCGTTGGTCAGGCAGCAAAATGCTGCGCGGAAAACGGTGCAGAAGAGATTGCGGACAACGTGCCGGGATACGGCGATGTGACGGTGAACCCCGAAAACATGAAAGGTAATGCCCGGTGCCGGCCTGAAACCATCAATGCCATTCCAGAGAGCGGAGCGCAACGTGAGGCAAAGATTTTACAGGTTCTCGATATGGCGATGCAGAACCAGGAAGTTGCCGCCGTGGTTGCTCGCCCATCGAACACGCGCGAGATTGTCAAGGGTCTCGGTCTGGATGACGTTATCACGGTGGATGAAGCGAACTGGGAAGATGGCGCACTCGAAGATATTGAGCGGCTGTTGGACTCGGAACCGGCATTGAATCCCGCCTGGGCCAAGCTGAATGACGCGCTGACGACTCTGAATGAAACTCACGAGCAGGCCAAAACTTTGGCTGCGACAGCCGTGCAGTCCGGTATTCAGCTTGCGCCCGAAGAAATCCAGCAGGGCGCGCAGATGGAGCAACAAGTCAATCAACTCCAGCAACAGTTGCAACAGACTCCCCAATACCTGCCGTCGGTTCCAGTAGCTCAAGACAAGAGTGAGGATCACACCACGATTGCGGCCACGCTTTTGAGTTGGATGGGCGAGTCGGACGGGCGCAGTCTCAGGCGGAAAGCAGAGAAGGAACCGCCGGGACAGGGGCCAAACTGGAAGAAGTGGACAAACGTCTATCTGTTCTGGAAAGCGCATGACGATATGGCACAGAAGTTGAAGCAGGCTGTGGCGCCGCCGCCGAAGGTTTCGCTGACCGGCAAACTCGATCCTGCACAGCAGGCGCAAATTTTGCAGCTACAGGCTGGTATTCAGACCGATCCCGCCAGCCTGACGGCGCCGAACGAGCAGGAAACCGAAACGATCAACAGAACGCCTTTTATGGAAGTGAAGCAAAGGACAAAGCGGAGACTTTGATGGCGGAGAGACCGATTGCGCTTGTTCTCCGACACGGAGAGGCATCAGACAACGCTCAAGGAATTTTTCGCTCATGGCGAGATGTACCGTTGACCGAAAGAGGGGTTGCGCAGGCACACCTCGCCGCAGATTTCATCCAGAATTACCCGGTTACAGAAATCATTTCGTCTCCTCTTCTACGGGCTTTTGTTACAGCGGATATTGCGGCCGCAAAAATGGGTCTACGGGTCTTTCAGCATCGCGGCCTTTTTCCTTGGCGGCTCGGAATATTTTCTGGACTCGCACGAAAAGAGAATCAAGACGCATTACACCTATTTGTCGAAAACCCTGGAATTTCTATACCGGAGGGAGAAAGTTTAGAGAACTTTGAGGCGCGTCAGTTCAGTTTTTGGTCGGCAAGCCTTAAAATGTCACGAGATCGAGGAATGATCTTGTTTGTTTGTCATAATTCGGTCGTGACAGCACTTGTAAACCTCACGCTGGGAGCCCGCCAAGTTGAAGCTATTGCCGGAGAAAATGTGAAGCCTGGGGGCGTAGCTGAGATTTATTGGGATGGTAAAACGCATTTTGTAAAACCCGTCTATGGAACGGCAGAAACAGCTCAATTCGGGGGCTCCTGATGCCTACTCTTGGCGAATTTTTCATTGCTCCCGACAAAATGTTTTTTTCTGGTCAGCAATACTCAATTTGCAGCCGCTGCGGTGCCCTTGTAGACGATGAACGGCGCTCTTTACATATGGTTTGGCACAACGCCCTTGAAAGAAATGGTGCCGAACGTCCTAAACACGAGGATTATTCGGAGGGATGATGAAAAACGATGCGGAAAAGTCGCACAAAAGCGTTTTCGCGCTCAAGAAGGGCACGAGCAAGGGCAAAATTGAGTTGAAGGTGCCGAATGCAGGCGCGGTGAAAGCAATCAAGGTCAAATTTCACGGAAAATAACCACAGGAGACCAAAATGGCAACTGATGTGATCGATGTCGCCTCTTTAGGCGCGGAACCAGGCCAATCTACCGAAACCTCCGTCGAATCCGATGCTGGTGTAGTGTCAAGCGTCGAAAATGTGGGAGGGAATCAAGAAAGTCAACAGCAGGAAGCACAACAGCTCGAAATACCGCAGCAAGTGACCGGAAAAGCCATTCGTGACGCAGTACGGACGTTAGCTGAAGCGCATCCTGAGCAAAAAGCGGTCCTCAAGCAGATGGCCGATGCGTTTTTCCGCGAGACCCAGGGTTGGAAAGGTGCTTTTGACGCTCCGCAAAAGGCTCTTGAGGCCAAGCAATTGATCGAAGCCGCCGGCGGTGCGGAAGCCATCGCACAGGCGCAGCAGCGGCTTGCGGGCTATGATGCGCAGGAAACCGGGCTTGAATCTGGTGATCCCGCAGTGCTGGATAGCTTTTTTGAGGATTATCCGCAAGGAGCCGCGCAGTTAGCCCCGCACTACCTTGCACGTCTGGAAAAGACCAATCCAGCGGCTCTGGCAAGCGCAGTCGGCCCGTATGCCGTGGACTTGCTGACACAGGCTGGTCTCGGAAGCCACCTCGAAATGCTTCTCGCTGAAACCGACCCGGCGCGGGTGAAAACCGGCCTGCAAATGCTTTCTGAATGGTTCAAGGGGCAGCGCCAGAATGCACAGCAGACCCGCCAGATGGGAGCGACGGCGCAGAATCCTCAGGCTGAGCAGATCAAGAAACAGCAGGAGGCGCTGAATCAAGAGCGCGAACAGATATTTTCCGATGGCGTAACTGCCAAGGTGAACGCCGATGTTGCCAGCCCACTTACGGCCCTGGTCGATCAGTACGCCAAGCAGTACAAATTGAACGATGCGCAAAAAGCGCATTACCGCGAAACCCTTGTGCAGACCATCATCAAGGACATGAACGCGGATGAGAATTACAAGCAGCAGGCCAATTTGCGACGGGCGAACAAGAAGCGCAGCGTGGATAGCGTGGCCTCGTTCGTTGCCGGGGAGTTTACGCGCCGCGCCAAGGAAAAGGCGTTTGAGGTCGCCAAGTCGATCTACGGCGCTCCCCGCGGCGGCGCAGTGCAACCGGCAGGAACGGGTGTCGTCAAGCCAACCACGCCACAGACGGCGGCGGGAGGCGGTCCGCTGCTTATCTCGGCGCGGCCTCCGAACTCACAACTGGACCTGAACCGCCCTGATGCTGATCTGCTGCTTATCAAGGGGCAGGGCTACTTGAAGGATGGGCGCTTTGTGACGTGGCGGCGGCAGCCCGCTTGACAAAGGGTGTATGATTTTCCGTAGTAGTGAACTGACGCCGCAAAGAGCCGCACCTCGTTAACTGCGTAGTGGCTGAAAGTTCTCCAGACGTAGAGACCTTGCTCCGTCAACTGATGGACGCCTTTAGTCCGTCTATGGAGAAATCGCCATGGCAGCCGGTGTAGAATCCGCAGTAGAAGCCGTTGAAATTGAAGCCTTTTCGACGGAAATTCCTTCGCTCATTCCCATGAGCAAAACCCTTTACTCGCTGGCAAAGGACCGCTTTACCTCCGTCCCCGTCAGCTACGCAACCTATGCGAACGGCGCAAGCCGTCCGTCGTTCCGTGTTCCGTTCCGCGTGCAGGGTGGCGCCGCCATCCAGCAAGGCACCGGAGACGGCAATGCTCTGGGTCTCGGCAATATGTCCGTGTGGCAGGATTTCTGCCTGTCGCCGGTCTGGAATTTCGCTGTAAACCAGATGACCCATCTGGCCCAGCTTGCCACGAACGGTAAGAAGCGCGGTCTGATTTCGCTCAAGGCCGAAGAACTGAAAAACTCGCTCGACTCGACCATGGCTGGTATTGAAGGGCTGATGTACGGCGATGGTTCGGGCGCGATCTCGCAGATTCCGACCACGGCAACCATCAACAAGACTGGCCCTGGTTCGATTGTCGGAGTGCGCGCGATGGCGTTCACCGATAACCAGATCGTTGCGTTCTTTGCCTCGGAAGCGACAACGAGCAAGGGTTATGCGACGGTCCAAGTCAACGATCCAGTGACCTCCACGCTGTACTTCTATGGCGGGCTGGCAAACAATAGCAGTACGCTAACGAATGGCACCAGCCTTTCGGCAGACGTTGCAGCGGGGGATTACATGATGGTGTACGGCGCCAATGGTCAGGCAACCGGCGGCAACGGCATCATCGGCACGACCGGCTGGATCAACTCAGCAACCAGCGGCACCATCGCTGGCATCAATCGTGCCACCTACCCGTCGCGCATTTCCAGCTCGTCCATCTATTTGAACGGCGGCTCGGTCACAGCTTCGCTTTCGCAGCGCATTGAGGCGTTACTGGGGCGTGCGATGGGCGGCGACAACAAGACCAAGGACAGCGGCTTCTACATCTTCGGCGAAGATCAGGCGCTTGCTGTCGCGCAAACCAACTACTACAACAAGCAGATCACCCAGAACTCGGACACCCCCGGACCGTCCGGCAAAGTCCCCGACACCAGCCGCAAGTATTTTCAGGGGACGTATGGCGGCCGTGAAGTCCATCTCTCCTATGTGCAACCACTGGGGCGCATCGACATGCTGCTCTCCTCGGATTGGTACATGGGCGAGTTGGTCCCGCTGCAGCTTTACGACTACGGCGGTGGGAATACTGTCATGCCAGTCCCCGCCGGAACATCAACGGGCGGCTGGTTGACCGCGACACAGTTCACCTACGAGGTCAGTTTTAACTTGGCCTGTAGTGCTCCGCGGCATCAACTGTACGTGTACGATGCCTCGGTCCCAACAATTTGACGATGTAACTCGAAGAATGTAGGGGCCGCGCTAATTGGTGCGGCCTCTACGCACAAGGAGACCGATGGAAAACGAATGCATAGGACAACCTGTAACAGAGATTGTGGATCGGCGCACCAGTACAGTCGGCGTAGAAGATCCGCCGTACACGCTCGCCGAAGTGGACCGCGTTTTCTCCGAGCCGAAACCGATCAGGGATTATCTTCTGGTGCGGCAGAACGCGAAAGAGACGACTTACGCCGGAACGCATTTTGTGATTCCCGAATCAGTGCAGCAATCGCCGAATAAGGGCGTTGTGGTCGCAGTAGGGCCGGAACTTGAAGGCGAGAAACCTCTGGTGAAACCGGGCGATGTCGTGACCTTTGGCAAGTTCAATGCCGAGCCGATCAGCGTGGATGGCGAGGATTATCAACTTGTGCGCTTCTACGATGTAAAACTCATTGAAAGCGTGACCTATGCCATCGGCGGCTGACAATCCGGAACGGTTGCAATGTCCGCCGGAATTTCAGGCGCGGCTTACGGAAGTTGGCGGCGTCAATCGCTACGGCCAGCCAAACTTTCGCCTAGCCTGGGCGCAAACGGAAACCGTGCGGCAGGGCGGCGAGTGGGAAGCTGAAGGTGATTGGTTCAGGGGATACCGCGACATTCTTTTAGGCGACGGTCTCCCGCACTGGATGCTGCTGCAGTGGTGCGATGCAGGGAAATGTGTGGAGATGCCGCACATTCCCCCGGAATCGGATGTTGCATTCTATGCTGCCAACAAATGTACGAAAACCGGCTTGCAACTTTTGGGGCAATATCCCTATCACGGCAGCTATCAGATTGCTTTGCAGTTGATCGCAAAGTGGGCGGAAAAGGGACAACTTTTTTTACATGCTTTTCCCCTTTCAACGGAAATCATTGAAATGATGGTGCCGATCATTAAGGCATCCATGCTGCTTTCTGTAGAAGCCAAACTGCGCTTTCTCAAAGACGAAGAGGAGCGCGATGACGACAACTACGCCAAGACGGTTGAGGACATTTACCAGAGCGTAAAGCGCAAGCCCACGCTGGCCTCTACCGCATGGCTTGAGGACAAACAGCGCAGCATCGAGAAACACGCAAACGCTGCGTTCATTACCATGCTGGCGCGCAATCGGCACTTTATTGCAGACAGGAGACCCAATGCCTGACGTACAACTGATGGGGGCGAAGGAATTTGCCCAATTGAGCGGCGATCAGAAAATCGCTGACAGCGTTCAAGAGGATCGCCTCGTGAACATTCCTGAGAATTTCGGCATCACGGAAATTCCGATTTACGTTTACAACATCTCCACTCAGGAGTTCAACGAGTCGCGGCCTCCGAATCACCCGCGTTTGCTCATTCGTGCTTGTCCGCCGGGACAGGAGTATTTGCTGGTCGGCCAGATCACGCATCCCTTCCGTGAAATGACGGAGGACGCAAATTTTAACAAGGGCTTTCGTTATACGGACGGCTACCGCGAAGCCACGAAGATGCTCAACCCGCAGAATCCCGGTACGGATCAGGATTTTGATGATGGCAGCCCGCTCAATGTGGGCGGCAACCTAAACCGTTACGGTATATTCTGGTCGATTCACAATCCGCCCCTTGGCCAGGAACTCAAAGCAGCGCGGGCGCGGGTGGAAAAAACTTATCGTGCGGAACTGGAAAAGATGGTTGCCATCGAAGCGCGCAGCCCGGACGAAGCGCGTAACGTGGCGACCAAGACAGCGCACGCGGCGGCTGCCTATTACGGGCGCTCATTTTCATGGCACCGCAGTGATCTTGTGCCGTCTGCATCACCGGCAGGACAGATTGATTGCCCCAACTGCGCGGAAAAGATTGCGGCTACGGCTGCAGTTTGTCGGCATTGTGATGCCGTGCTTGACGAGGAGAAAGCCCGAAAGCTGTTTCCTGATCGTTTCCGTCGCGGGCCGGGACGCCCACCGAATGAGGCCGCGGCATGATCTTCCATGGGCCGAGCGGGTCAGTTACGGGCGGAATAGTTGGTCGGTCTCCGGCGATTTCCGGGCTTTGCAAAGCCCATGGATGCAAGGAGTAGAAGATGCCCATTGGCGGTAATTCGGCCTATCCGAGTCTCAATACCATTGCCAACCTTGCGCGCTCAAAGGTGAACGACGACAAAGCTGGGGCCACGGGCACTCCGGGCGAAGGTCAGATTCTTACCAACTCTTCCGTCACCCTGCAGAACTTCATGAACTCTGCCGTCCGCGACACCTACCGCGACATCAGGATTATGGGGCAGCCTACGCTGATTGGAGACAATTACGTGCTCTATAATCTGCCTCCAGTCAATTCGCCATTGGGCATAGGCGTGGCGAATCCCGCCGTCCAGGTGTCACTGCAGTTCGTTGGATACTTCGATGGCTTGCTGATGTGGCCTAATTTCACGCTTCCCAATGGCTTGCTCTATCCGTTGGAAATGTGGGAGCGGCAGGCTGGTAGTCAGTTGGGATTTGCGCCGATGAAAGAATCGACCGGCGCTCTTCAGCCGCGGCAACAAGCGCAGATTCTTGGCACTTGGGAATGGCGTCAGGATGGGATCTGGATGAATGGCGCTACACAATACCGCGATATTCGATTGCGCTACATTTTCACCTTTGCCGATTTGGCATCGTCGAGCATCAACTGGACGACTACCTTTGTTCCAATTTTGGATTCGCAGGAAGCGATTGCGGACAAGATTGCGGTGTTGTATTGTGCGCGACTTGGCGGTGCCGCATTGGCCGAAGCGCGCAATGATGCGAAAATGTCCATTTTCAAGTTGCGGCAGCAAATCACGCGAGACCGACAGATGATCGACTATACCCGTCCTCCATTTGGAGCGGCTAAGGCTGAACGAGCGGGCGACCCCGCGCAAATTCTGTACTGAGGAGAAACCATGTCCACTGCATTGACACAAACAGTTTTCAACGCACCCTACGGGATCGATCTCAGCGGCTCGCGCATCTGGCTGCGTGGCAAGTTCGCGTTTCTTCAGGGCGCTACCTACATCGCGGGCGGTCTGCTGCCGAATCTTGCTAGCGGGGGCGTTCTGGCTCAGTTGCAGGATGCTTCGGGCCAGAACGTGCTGATCGGTCAGTATACCCAGCCGACAGTCGGTGTGATTACGGCGGTTACGTCCGTAAGCTCCGGCACTACGACCACGATCTATACCGTCAACACCCCTGCAGCCGGGCAGTACGTCACGTTTTCCGGTCTGACTACGGCGACGGCGCTCAATGGGCAGACACTTTTGGTTTTGACGGTAAACGCGGGTGTATCGTTCACGGTTGCCAGCAGTGTTGCGACGCAGGGCGAAACCGCAGATACCGGACAGTTCGCTATCGTGATCGGCCCCGACGACATGGAGATTCATTCCGTGGCTGGCAGCGGCTACATCTACCAGTACAACAAGGCGAATGCGACGGTGCAGGTGTTTGAAGTGCCGGCTGCCGCCTCACTGAGTGCGGTAGAGCCGTTGCAGGAGTCGGGCAGTTCGATTCCGTCCGGCGTTTACGGCGATACCGTGCATTTCGTGGCGACATGGGTTCGCAACTAGTGCTAAAATGGGAGGCTTCCCATGGGACATGATCTCAAGGGCCGCCAATCAGCGGTTTTAGAGACGTTCTCTGGTGCTGTCACTCTCGCGCAGCCGCATGATTTACCAGAGGGAGGGAGCCCAAGGACCGTTAATTCAGATTTCTCTGTCGGCAGCGTGTTTACGCGGCAGGGACTTGAAAATCCGTTCACGTATCAAAACGGCAGCGTTGGCCCTGATCCCGGCGGCGCTGCCGTCGATACGTCGCTGGATGGGGCTGTCTGGTCGAATCCCGGCAACACGCTGCTGAATACGGGCGTTTATGCGACGGCGACGCTTCCTTATTCCAATCCAATCACGCTTGATATTGTGTCGATTGTCGCCGTCACTGCGGGTCCGCACGGGCAATTCTCTTATACGACGGTGACTTTCAGCGGGCCTGCGCCCGCAAATGAAATCTATACGTTTTCTGGACTGACAAACTATGCGGCACTGAATGGATATAGCGGAATTCCGTTTGATACCGGCGGCAACACCGCCACTTTCCAGGGCGTCGGTCCTGCTCCGTATGGTCCTGCGTCAGATACGGGACACGCCTTAATAGGGACTGATGTTTTTGCAACCGACGGGCTTGATATCACCGAGTTTGGTTTTTCGATTTCCAGCAGTTCTTCTCCGCAGGGATTTATTGTTTCGATCAAGGCTTATGCCGATGCCCCGGCGAATCTCAACGTGCAGATGCTTAAAGCCGGAAGTCCCATCGGCAACATTGAATCATTTGCATTGAACGTGGGCAGCGTTACGATGCTCCGTTTTGGCGGGATCAACGATCTCTTTGGTGCATCATGGCTGTATTCGGACCTTAACAATACTGGCTTTGGCGTTCGTATCACCGCAACTGCAAGCAGCGGAGCCAATATCTTCGTTGGCTACGTGACAGTTACGGATTATTTTCTTCCGACGCAGAAAAACTTCAATTACATCACCACCTACGAGGATGATTTTGGCAACATCTACAACGTCGCGCAAGATAGTTCCGGCGAAGTGTGGATCGAATATACCTCGACGGCTCCCGGCGTCCTTACGCCGTTGTTTGGCGGTCCTCCAGCGGGCACCTTTGCCTCCTCATTCACCGCGAATTCGCGCCAATACATGACTTTTTCCGATCTGCTTGAAGGGAATTATCCGCCGCAGCAAATCGTCGGCACTACGCCCGCACAGACGGGCTGGAATGACCGCGTATCGCAGGTTGGCCCCGGTGCGGCTCCGAACTTTCAGGGAACACTTACTGTCGGCGGCGTCGTTTCGATTACGGCTTACTCCGCAAGCGGCTCCGTGCTTACGCTGACGGCCACAAACAGCCTAACGGCAGGCGAAGTGGTCACAATATCTGCTGGTTCTAGCGATGCTCTTTACCCGCTGAATGGGCTTGCCTTCAACGTGCTAGGCACCGGGCTTTCAACAAGCCAGTTTGAGATCACAACCGTAGCTATCACGGGCAGCGGCAGCACCACGGCAACGGCAGTTCCGCAATATACCTATCCCATCGTTGCATCGCCGAATGGCATCACTCAATATCCGTTCTGGAACTGGGCGGGACCGAATGGAACAGGTACGCAAGGTTCACCGTACTACCAGACGCAACTTGACGACATTATCTGGAGTGCTGGGCCGGGTTCAACCAGTGCTGGCAACGTGATCACGATCTATTATCTTGATGCGTATACTTATCAGAACTCGGCGGACAAAAACTTAATTACTGCGATTAATCAAGCACTTTTCCCGGTATATGTCCACGTGTCTGGAACGAATGTAGCTGTTGCAAACGGTACACATCTAGTCACAGGAGCGGGCATAGCAAATCCTGGCAGCGGACATGAATATGGACGTTATTATTTTACGTTCAATGTAGCATCGACAGACTATTATGAATCGAATCCGGGTGGGGGAAATAATGCTTGCCCCGGTCAGTATCAACTTACTGTCGCCACACTGACTACGACGCTACCGCTTCCCGGCGTGCAAACGGGGGATGACGTAACGATTTCCGGCGCGAATGTGACGGCATGGGATCAGACGTGGCAGATTGTCAACGCACTCAACTCTGGCTCCTATTCCATTTCGCAGACTTCAATGGTCAACGGCGTGGCAACGTATGATTGGGCGCTTTCCGGCGCAACAAGCACACCACCAGTTTCCGGGCAACTCGTGACCATCACGGGCACTCTTAATGGAAATGGCATTTTTAATGTGACGGATGCGGTGATTGCTACCGTGACCGGTACGACAAGCGGCACGTTTACCGTTGCGGGATTTGCCTACAATCTCAACTATTCGACGCAGGCGGAGGTAGCGCAAGCAACCACCAGCGGGACAGCATTTCAGATCGATCCCGGTCCTCTTGCTCTCGGCAATGCCGCCGTTGATCCGATTTACGGAAATTCCGGCGGCGGCTATATTACGCTTGTCGGCTCCTCATCTGTGATCGTCGGCACAGGAACCCGCAAGGGAACTGTGTTTTTCATCACAAGAAATGGGTTCTGGACAGCGCCCGCTCCTCCAGTGCAGTTCACCACGGCGGAAAACACAAATTATATTTTGGTTTCAAACATTCCTATTGGGCCGCCGGAAGTGGTTGCGCGCGGGATTGCATTCACTGAAGCAGGGCAGGAAGGCCAGCCGGGAGCAAGCTACTATACCATTCCCGCACCTGTGCAGTTTGTCTACAATGGCGTGACCTATCTTTCGTCTGCTCTCATCATCAACGATAACGTCACGACCACAGCGAAATTCACGTTCCCCGACACGGTTCTTCTAGAGGCAGAAGAGATAGATATTCAGGGAAAGGATCTGTTTTCTCTTGGCGAGCTTGGCGATGCGGCATGGTGTACGCAATACGCCGGGCGTTCTGTTTATGGCCGCGTGCGCAACAAGATTCAAAACTTTCTGAATCTATCATTTGACGGCGGCTACAATCCGAATCCCGGTGGGGCGCTCGCTCCCCTTGGGTGGGGTCTCGACGCGAGCAACAACAGCGCGGCACTGCCCACGCTTCTCGTTTCGCCCGTCTACGGAAATTCGTATTATCTGAAAAACACGACAGGCAGCACAAAAGCGTCTCTCGGCATGATTACCCAGAGCGCCTATCAGGACTGGAACAGCGTTGCGATCTTGCAGAATCAAACTCCGTACAGCGTGCGCGTGACATGCCGAACTCCAGGGAGCGCTACGGTCGGCTCTCTAGTGATTGATCTGACAACCTACAATTCCGGCTCGGGCTACGGACAAACGTTTGGCAGTTACACGCTTGCGCTGTCTGCCATGACCTCGAACATGGTCACATACAGCGGGACGCTGCTGACCACGAACACGCTGACGATCCCTACCGATCTTTATTTGCGCGTCTGGTGCTCTGGTTTTGCCGACAATGCCGACATCGAGATTGACCGCATAGAAGTCTATCCGACTCTGGCTCCGACGAACTACACCGCACTTTCTATCAGCTACAAGAACGATCTCGATTCCTTTGACTTGGATACGGGCGGCACAGACACTACGACCGTTAATGCCCAGCCTGCAAACGGCGCTTTCGAGATGAATGGGAATCTCTACATCGTCAAGGAAAGCTCGCTCGGCTACATCGCGGACACGCCGAATCAGGAGCCGGCAAACTGGAATCCGTACAAAGAGGTATCGAACGTCGCTGGAGCCGCGGGAATCAATGCTTACGATGTGGGCAAGAAGTGGGCAATCATGGCTTGCCAGAACGGGCTATTCCTCTTCAACGGCGGCGAACCGATACCGATTCAGCTTGAAGTGCCGGACTGGTGGGATGCGATCAATTGGCAGTACGGAAATACTATCTGCGTGCGCAACGACACCGCGCACAATCGTATCTTTCTGGCCGTTCCGATGCCGACGCCTAACGCCTGGTGCCCAAACTTTGAGGAGAACGAGAATCCGACGAGCCCGAACGTGGTGATCTTCTTGAACTATGACGGCATCGGATCGATTGAGGAACTGATGGCATCGATGCCAATGCACGTTACCATGATGGGGCGGTTGGCGATTCACGATCTGCGGCGCAAGTGGTCGCTGTGGTCGATTCAGACACCGTACATGGGCATCTGCAAGCGCAGTGAACTTTTCTCCGAAGTGATGTTTTGCAACGGGATCGGATCAAGCAAGATTTATACGCTTGGTTCCTACACTGCTGGAGCAGACGATTCTGTTCCGTTCATTTCGAGCTATTGCACCTATCCCTTTGTGAATCAGGACAAAGCAGGCCAACTTCCGGCCTTCGGAAATCACAACAAACGCTACGTCTACTATGATTTGCTGCTCTCCGGCAACGGTTCAATCAATGATGGCACGCTGGCAGTGACGTTTTACCAGAACGTCCTGCAGGCCCCATATCCTTTTATTGTTCCGGGCGGCATCACGCTCTCTGATCCAGCAGCGAACGACATTGAAGGCCCGCTCGATGAACTCGGCCAGCGCATGTTTATCGAAGTGTCAACCTACGGGGCTGGGTGCTATTTCAATCTTTCTCGCGCAACGCTCGTAGCTGCTGCTGATGTGTGGAATCCATTACGAGGCTTTTGATGGCGAATCCTAGCGGGCAACTCGATCTTGGCGGACTGCAGGCGGAAGTCTCGTCCAAAGATCCGCGCCATGCCCAGGTTCACGAGGCCCTGGCCGATGCTATCAACCGGGTGGCGGCGTCTACGGGCGGTTCGCCCACCGGCGAGATTACGGCACCAAAAGCGCCGGATTCGGTTTCCGTAAAGACCAGCGGCGAAATGATGCACATTGCCATCAATCATTCCGGGCAATTACAGCGCAACATTCGTTATTTCACTGAGATAGCAAATACGCCAAGTTTTACGCAGCCGCTTGTCATCGACCACGGAACCTCACGCACATCGCATCCAATTATGTTGCCAACTTATCTTGATGATGGAGTGACGAAGGCGAATTACTATGTGCGCTCTTATGCGCAGTATCCGGGTTCGCCGCCTTCTGATGTAACGGTTGTGGGTGGTTTGGGAAGTCCAACAGCGTTTCAAATGGGCGGCAGTTCCGCGATGACGCTGTTACCCTCGCAGGGAAGCGGAACAGCACCAAATAATGGGCAGAGTGCGGGGCAGGGATTGGGGAAGTTTCAGACCAGCAAGCAAATATCGAAACCGGGACCGGCAAGCAGTGGGGTGGGCAGCGCCGGGGTTGAGTGGACAGTCAATGGAGTCTAATGCCGAGTCAGAAGCAAAACTTCAGCAACACGGAACCGGCGGCGCCAGTCGGATACGTCAATGTTATCTGGCAGTCCGACGAGCCGGGTCCTGTCGGCACAACTCGAAACATTTCAGCCTACGTCCCGGCATCGAGCGATGCCCCATTTACTACATCGCCGCTGACTATCGCAGCCCCAAATGGCGGAACAACTTACACGCTTCCGATTACTCCGGCGCACCCCACCGGCTCATTTTATTTTGTGAATGGAATCAAGCGGATATATGGTGTCTATTACTCAATCAGCGGCAATACTCTGACGGAACTCGCGGCCACACCGCCGCAGACGGGAGACTCGCATGAAATTTACGCTGCTTAGTTTCTTTTTGGCTGCACCGTTGGCCGCGCAATCCATCAATCCGGCAACCGATATCCGCTGGCCTTCATGCGGCGCCGGGACAGTTTATGCACCTTCCAGCAATACCTGTGTCAATACGGGAACGACGATTCCAAGCGGCATGATTATGTTCATTGCCACCGGCACATGCCCAAGTGGATGGACCGAGAACGATTCGCTTGCTGGCTACAATGTCGTAGTCGTCACATCGGCATCAGGCAATGTAGGCAATCATGCGGCTCAATCCTTGACTGCTGCAGCGCAAACGTTCACCGGCGCAAGCACTACCGTACCCGCTGAAACGGTCAATTCGCTCACCGCTGCTGCTCAGACGTTTACCGGTGCCTCGACCACGGTTCCGGCTGAAACGCCGAATTCTTTGACGGCAGCGGCGCAGACGGTCAGTTCGCTTACGGCAGCGGCACAAACCATTTCTTATCCACTTAATGTTCCCACGATTGCGGCAGGGTCATTCACGCAACCGACAATCGCTGCCGGTAGTTTCACGCAGCCTACAATCGCGTGGCCGGGGGGAGTGCCCAGCATCGCGGCAGGCAGTTTTACTCAACCAACTATAGCAGCCGGGACATTTACTCAACCTACCATCGCGGCGGGAACCTTTACGCAGCCGACAGTGGCATGGCCTACGCCCGTGCCTACCATCGCGGCGGGAACCTTTACGCAGCCGACAATTGCGTGGCCTACGAAGGTTCCGACTGCATCGGGAGCGGCTTTCTCGATGGTAACAACGCGGTCAACCGTAGCCAGCAGTGGGTCATTCTATGCTCCGAGTACCCTAGATGCCGTGACCCTTGTATCTGGCACGACGAGCAGCACGCTTTCCACGCAGCCAACGATTGCATGGCCGACTGCGCCGACGAATGTTCCGACCGCAAGCGGCGGCTCGTTTACCAACGGGGCGATTTCTTGGCCGACTGGAGCGAGCAGCGTCCCAGTAGCAAGCGGAGGAGCGTTTTCTGAGGGGGCGATCTCAGGTGGCGCGTTCACGGAAGGAGCGATTTCAGGAGGAGCATTTACTGAGGGTGCAATCTCCTGGCCCGCCGGAGTCCCGGCGGCGAGTGGAGGGGCATTTTCAGAGGGCGCGATCAGCGGTGGGGCATACTCGGAGGGGGCTATTTCATGGCCCGCCAATCCGCGTAATTGCGTGTCAAAAGAATTGATTCTATGAAGGTTAGAGACGCCAACCCGGAAGATTTTCCCACTATCGAGCAGATTCATGGCAAGATGGGTCTGGACTATCGGTTGCCGAATCTAGCGCATCCGCTATTTCTTGTGCGCAAGGTGGCCGCGGAGGAAGACGGGGTCACGGCAGCCTGCTTTTTGCGCCTCACGGCAGAAACGTACTTGTGGTTGGACCCGAAATTGACGGCTCGTGCTAAAGTTGAAACGATGAATGAATTGCAACCAGCCGTGTTGGCAGCGGCCTGGGCGCAAGGACTTGACGACATTGAAGCGCGCATACCAGAGACCGTAGAGCGGCGCTTCCGTAAACGGCTGACTCAACTAGGATGGTCTCGCAACCGTCCCGGCTGGTTTGCTTGGTCGAGGGCAACGCAATGAGGGACGCTCAGGCAGCCGCCGCGCAAGCGGCAGGAACCGCAGCAACGACAGCGGGGAGTTACGGGAATCAGGCCGGCGGAATCGGCGCGAATCTTGTTCCTTTCTATACTCGCCAGATGACCAATCCCCAAGGCTACAGCCAGCGCGACGTGGGGGCACAGCTTACGTCCGCCCTTGCAGGCACGGGCGGCGCTACATCTGGACTGACAGGCGCGGCAGGCAAGATGGCCGCGAATACGCGCAATCCGATGGGATTTAGCTCTGCTTTGGATGCTGCAGCCCGCGAGCGCGATAAGGGCGCTGCGGGGGTTGGCGAGCGCATTGCCGCGAATAATGCCGACGTGAAGATGAAACAGCAGCAGGAAGCCGGGCAGGGCCTGAGCGGGCTGTATGGCATGGATGTGCGCGGGCAGATTGAGAGTCAGGGACAGGTTGCGCCGGACATCAATGCGCAGATGAATGCTGCCAAGTATGGATGGATGCAGCAGATTCCAGAACTTACAAAGGATGCTGCTTCAATCGCGGCACTGGCGTAGGAGGGGCGATGGCACTTAGTCCGATAGTTGAACCATGGGACTCAAATCGCTGGATTAACGCCGATCCCTTCCGCGGCGGTGTGCCTGATATAGCGTCGAGCCAGAATCAAACCGCTCAAAATCAACCTGGGCAAAATTCGATGGGAAAGCCGCAGGGTGGATGGAGTCAAGGCACAATCCCGCAACTTATCAGCAGTTTTCAGGGTGGTCCAGCAGCAGCGGCTGGCGGTGCCGATATTGCGTCTGGAGCAAAAGCGATTGCAGCGTTTCAAAATGGGGGCGATCCAGACCCCAACAAGCCCGCTCTTGTCGGAGAGAATGGGCCTGAGTTGATTGTCCCCAAGATTCCGACCAGCGTGATTCCGATGCAAAAGCCGCTCGGTCCCGAACCTCCTCCGATGTCGATGGGTTCGATGGGTGGCTTGCCTCCACTTCCTACCAGCGGTCTCAAGCCCATCGTGACGAACCCGCAGGATCAGTTGCGTCAGCAGTTGCAGCAGAAGGTCTCCCAATACGACAATCCGCAGCCCGCACAGGGGTTCTGGGGCAAGCTCGGCCACGCGCTTGCGCAAACCGGATTGGTGCAAAATTCCGGCACGATGGTTGCTCGGCGCGCTCAGGAAGGGCAGCGCGAGAAGGAACTTGCGGGTTTGCAAGAGCAACAACTCGCGCAGCAGAAGCAGGCGAACGAGAGCGGATTGCAGAATGCCCAGGCGGGATACTATGGCGCGCATGCACAATCTTTGGAACCGCATATTGTGACGCCAGATGAAGCGGCAGCCATGAACATGCCGGGGCTTGCCGGAAGCGCCATGGACCCGAAATCGTGGGAGCAGATCATCAAGCAGGCGGGCGTAAACACAACGAAAGTTGATACGACAACCGCAACGAATCAGAGCCGCGAAAAAGTGGCTGACATGAATGCGCTGAATAAAACACAGCCGCATATCACCGCGATGCTTAACGGCCAACCGCACATCATGGAGCGTGACCCGCAGACAAAACAGTACAGCATTGATCGTGGAATTGCCCCACCGAGTTATGCGCAGGTTGCGCCTACATTGCAACGGAATCTTTGGGCTATTCCCGATGGACAAGGAAACTACACAGCGCAGGAAATCCAGCCGGGACAGACAATTCCTGCTGGATCGCTTTCGATGAGTGGCGTGAATAGTCTTTATCAGCCGACAGGACAAGAGAAAACTGCGGCGGGCAGAGCACAGATTGCGCTCAAGGAAATTCCTAATATCGTCAATGAATTGCAAACGAATCCTGACCAATTCGGCCCCATCATGGGCCGCTGGAACGACTTCTATCAAGGCAAGATTGGTCTGGATAATCCGACATTTGCGCATCTTCATCAGCAAATGATGATGGCGGCTACGTCCGTCGCAATGGCTCATGCGATTGGCAGACTCCCTGAAAATTTGCGGCAAGAATTTGACGATGCGATTAACTCGCCGCATCAGACGCCAGAGAACCTTATTGCTGTGCTACGAGCCGTTCAGCCGTGGATGGAAGATATGGCAAGCATGGCAGAACCGGGATTCAATCAGGGCGTGGCACGAGGTAGCGCTCCTCCGACGCCAGCAAAGGGCGGCGGCAACGCACCGCCCGCGGGCGCAACACCAGTAGAAGGTTCGACGAAGACGAATGCCGCAGGAATTAAGGTCAAATTTACCGGCGGAAAGTGGGTGGCAGCGCAATAATGGCAACTCCGCAGATCGACCCCAAAACCGGCGAAGTGGTACAAACGACCGCGCCCCTGCAGATCGATCCTCAAACGGGTGAGGTTGTTAGCACGAAAGCGCCCCTTCCGCAAGAACCCATGTTGCCTCCCGGTGAACTCGTTGCGCGCCCGCAAACTGAAACTAATTGGTGGGAGGATGTGCAAAACGATCTTTTGCATGGCGGCGGCCGGACGATTGTTGGGCGCGGCTTGGGTCATTTGCAGGGGCGTGTTGATAAGGGATACAGCGGGCTTGAGGCTGGGACGACGCCGGAAACCGCGCAGTTAATGGGCAGTGTACCACTGGCTATCGCACAAGCTGGCAAAGGCGAATCGCAAATCCGAGAAGGTCATCCAATCTCGGGGACTGGCAATTTGTTAGGCGCGGGCTTGAAAGCAATGACTTTGCCCTCTATGTTCTTGGCTCCCGAAGCGGCGGATGCTGCAATCAGCGCGATTCCGAGCCGCGCTCATGCCGGTCAGATTCTGCAGGACATTCGCGGCGCGGCTCAGGATGTTCCCGCCTATCCGCAGCAGGCATGGCCGGAGATTGAGCGTTTCAAGGAACTCACGCAGCGTGGCGGCGCGTCCTCGAAGCCGATTACGCAGATCAATCGCAGACTGACAAACATTGTTCGCGATCCGAATGCGGGGCCGTTCAATTTCCCAGAGGCCCGCGACTTTTATTCAAACATTAGTTCTCAATCCTCTGAGGACATGAGCCGTCTGAATCCGATTATGCGACGGCAAATGGGAGCTGTGCGGCAAGCGATGCACGGAGACCTCACGAACGCCGCTTCAACGATTGGCCGCGGCGAAGATTATGCCAGTGCGGTCAAGGAGTACGCGCAGGCGATGAAGATGCGGAATGCGGTCATCAACGCAGCGAAATACGGCATACCTACCGCCGTCGGAACTGGTATTGGCGCACACTATCTGAGGGATTTGATACCGAGCAAGTAAAGGAGAAAAGGAGAAAAAACATGTCGATCTATAATCAGAGCGCCTTTGGTCCCCCGTACAAGCAGATTGTGCGGATGCAAACCGGCGTGACGCCGCTCTACCTGTTTGGGCGCTGCGATGCGCACACACAGCCGTTCCGCTTTACCATCTCGCAGATTGCGGGCGCTACCGGAACGGCTACGGCAACTGTGCAGTTCATCGGCGGCGGGGGCGGTGTCGGCGGTCGACAGGGTACGGAAGTGCCAAGCCCGATTCCTGTCGCCGGAGCGGTGATGGGCGTGCGTGGGCTCACGCATACTGGCTTTAACACCGATCCGACCACGGTGGGCACGGTGACGCTCAATTCCGCCGGCGCAGGGACAATTACCTACGCCAACGCAACGTCCCTCAGTGCCACCGCAGATGCAGGCGAACTGGTAGTTTGGCCATATGAGTATCCCGATCTCGTGTCCAGCGGTTCTGCGTCTGCCCCGATTGCTCAGACATTCACGCCGGATGATTCGGACAATGCCCGGTGCCTGTTTTGCGATGCGGTCTGGTCTGGAACAATGCCAAGTGCCGCCGTCGTTGTTCTACAGGCTGCGAATGTCGATCAGGATGCTCGTTATGTAACGCTGCTTAATGCGGGCGGTACGAATGTGCTCGCTAGCATTAGCGGAAGCCAAGTCGCACAAAACGGTGCAGAATTCAACTGGATTATGGGGAAATTCCTGCGGGCCAAAGTGCTTTCCATGACGGGCGGGGATGCGACTACAGCACTTGTGGTTACAATCTTCGCGTAAAGGAGCAGTATGAAAAAGTTTGTTTGGTTGCTTCTTCTGGTTGCGCTTCCAGCGATGGCGCAGTTGGGGCAAGCACCGCCGTTGCGCGCGTTGTCCTGTTGGTATTCGACCGGCGGCTACTGGGTTCCGGTAGCCACGGGGATCAACGGAACCGCCCTCGGACAGCAACCGCCGTTGATTGGTATCGTAGGCGTAAATTCCGGTAGTTATTACCCAATCGCATGTGATGCCAACGGCAACATCAGCGCGGGCGCGATCCTCGGCGTACCGTTCTGCACCGGCTATTCTCCGACCAACGGGCAGCTAGTGACCTACACCACGGGCGGGACGCCGAATCCGTGCTACGGCGGTAGCAGCGGCCCCCTCCAGACCTGCGACGCCTCCACGGTCCCGCAACTGGCGAACGCTGTCTGTGTCTTCACGCTGACAACGGCTGACTTGCTTCAGTTCGATGGAACTACCTCGACGGCGATATCGATAATCGGCACGCCGGGAGCGGGGAAGGCAATAGTTTCTCTCTCGGCTACCGCCAATTACATTGCAGGGAGCCAACCGTTTAGCGACAACGCTTTCTTTGTAAGTCTGCCGGTTTCTAACGACACTTTATACTGGGGCGTGGAGGCTGGTACATCTTTAAGTACGAATCAATTCGGAGTTTCCTATCCCCTTAGCCTTGGTAGTGGTAGTGCAGAGTCTTCTGCTTTCATCAATGCTCCTCTCTCTGTTTTTAACCAATATACCATTAACCAGGGTGCCCTTGCTACCTTCACTATCGCCTCTGGCGGCCAGACGGACGGAGTAAACACCTCGCAGATCACCAGCGGGAATGCGGGGCTTACTTACAACGTTGGCGATACTCCGGCCCTGGCTTGTGGCGCGACCTTCTATGTAGACTCAGTAGATTCGGTGACGGGCGCTGTGCTTACCTACCACGAGACGGGCCTCGGCACCGGCTGCACCACAGGCACGGGGCAAGCCACCACGGGCGGCGGAGATGGGACGCTGGAACTGGATGTACTCACAATCGGAGCGGGATATCGAAATGGCGATACGTGGCAGGATTCATATTGTAACGTAACCGGTAATCCTGTAGATGGGCACGTAGTCACCACCAACGCCAACGGCATTGTAACTGCCATTGCAATTGATACTCCCGGTCTTTGTGGAACGAACTTTCTTGCAGCCAATCCCGATAATCTTAATACGCAACCGCCAGGTGGTGGGAAGGGACTTTCAATCAACATCACCTCCATCACTCAGGGCAACGGCTCTGTTGTTCTCACCGTCCCATACACCGTGATTTCGTTACAGTAGGAGACTTATATGAAGCAGACACTCGCAATTCTCACCCTTGTCCTTGGCAGCATTTTGGCGGCGGCTCAGACTCCGACTACCGTGACGCTGACCGCGAAGGAAACAGCAATGCTGGTCCAAACCAATGCCAGCATTCAGCAGGCTCAGGCTACAGTAGCCAACGAGCAGAAGTATCTCGCCGCCGCGCAAGCCAAGAATCAGGCTCCGCAGGTAGCGGTATTGACCAAGGTGTTGGCTCAATGGCAAGCTACCGTAACGCAGCGGCAGACGGCTCTGACTAAACGCGAAGGCTGGATGTGCCGCAAGTACAAACTGGCAGCGGGGTCCACCTTCTCGGCAGACTTTACTAGTGTGACTGGGTTACCGGCTCCGCCCTCTACAGTCAAGACAAAGGCATCCTAATGCGATTCTTTCTCATATTCGCTCTTTCCGCTACGCTGGCACACGCGACTACTTACGCCAGGATGGATTTCTCGCTGCAGAACGCGCAGGGACAGGCGATTGCGGGTGCCACCGTGAACGTTTACACACAAGCTGCGTGCGGCGCGGCGTCATCGGGAACACTGGCTACGCTTTACTCCACCGCAACAGGCACATCGCTTTCTCAGCCGCTTTCAACGGATGGTTTCGGACACGCCTACGCATACATGGCATCTGGATGCTATACCGTTGTTTACTACTCGCAGTATACCGGAACGCTGACCTATCAGGATCAGGTGCCGCAGTCTACGACCAACGGCACAGTCAGCAGTCCCGGCCTGACTTCGGGCGTGTACCCCATCGCTACGGGGGCGCAGACAATTGGGAATGGAACAATAGACTATGGAGTTACTACAGCAGGACAATTTACTATTCCTGCACCTACTGTTATTGATAGTGCTTTAGTTTGGGCAGGTGATTTAAACTTGAACTTTGGTGGAGCACTTCCTCTTGATACTACAGGATTTAGTAATATAGATATTGGCTATGCTACATTAGAAAGTAATACTTCTGGCGCTTATAATGTAGCTATTGATATTAGTGCTTTGCAGGCTAATACTGGTGGTTCTGAAAATATTGCTATTGGGCCAGGTTCTTTGCAGGAAAATACTACAGGTTCAGATAATGTAGCTATTGGAGTTGCTGCGGCTCAAACTAATGTTACAGGTTCAGATAATGTAGCTATTGGAACTGTTGCGGGTAAGAGAGATGGTCTTAACCATACAGTTGCTATTGGTTACGATGCTGATCTTAGTGCAAGTGATTCTAATGAAATAGTAATCGGCTCAGCAGCTACAGGACATGGTTCAAATACTGCAACTATCGGGGATGCGGATGTAACTACTGCTTATATCGGAGCAGTAGAAATATGCTTAGCAAATGGCACAGGTTGCGGCGGCGACGGTGGTGGCACTACAACCAATGCGCTCACCTTTGCCACCAGCGGCGGCGCTGCACCGAGCGGCACCTTCAACGGCTCCGCCGCGGTGACAATTGACTATCATTCAGTAGGCGCGCAGGTAAATCTATCTCTTGTTAAAGGCACGCTCACGGACGGAGATATGTGTACCTACGCCGCATCGGGAACGCTACTGAATTGCAGTACGGCGATTCCCTCAGTAGGCACGAACGGCTCCAATGCAAATGGTTATTGGGAACAGGATGAACAGGGGTTCATTGTGCAGTGGCAGAATAGCTTTACGGTGACCGGAGACACGGCGGTGACTTTCCCGGTTGTATTCACAACAGTTGGAACGATCAACATTCAAATGACAGCCGTGATGCCAAGCGGAGACACGGGATACTGTACCGTGGTTGCAGGCTCAAAGACAGTGAGTGGATTCACAATTCACCCCAATAACCAATCGCCGATCAATTGCGACTGGAACGCAAGGGGGAAATAGCAGCTGAGGGAGGCACAAGTGAAATGCATTATCTTCTTAACGGTTCTGATGCTTGTGGCGCGGTGCGCATGGGAGCAGACGCCATCTCAGCGCGTAACGGACAAGCCTTCGTCTGACCCAGCGGTCCAGCGGACTCAGGTCACAACCGGAACGCTTGCTCTCGCAACCTATCGTCTTTCTTTTATCAATTGTGAATGGACATGGGCGGCTTCATCTTTCGGAACAAAACTGCGCTATGAATTTCGTGATCCCTGCAAGGCCAATGCGCGGAAGGTATCGAAGAAAACAGGCATACCGATAGGTGTCCTTATAGGAGGCAAAGAGACTGCGCCGGAGAGGCACCACGTTCCAGTAGCGTGGCTGGTGCTGAACGGCTTGCAAGCAGGGGCGCTAGTAGCTGATGTGGAAGGAACGCAGCACTGCCTCAAGGCACATACTTGTGTCGAAGGTAATCCTTTGATGCCGTCGAGCCGGGGCGGGGCGTATGGGGTAGGATTCTCGATTGAGGGACTGAGCGCGGGCGCAAGCTGGCTGGTGCGCAAGCATCGGGGATGGTGGGCGCTTCCGCTGGAGGGCGTAGGGGTACATGCAGCGGGAGCGGTGAGCGGGTGGAGCAAGTAGGACCCGGCAAACTCCAGTAGGTTGGGACCGGGGTTGATAGATTTCGGTGCTAAGGTGGAAAACATGACTACAGTACCGGAGCGGCTGGTAAGACTGGAGACGCGCATGAGTAACGTGGAGGATGGGGTCAACAATTTCCGTACTTTTCAACTCGACATGAAGAGCAAAATGGCCTTCGTTCACGGTGCGGCGTGGGCGTGGAGCGTCATCCTCAGCGTCATCTTGGCCGCGATGGGCTATGCACTTCACGAGATGGCGCCTGCCGTGAAAGCCCTCATGCTCGACTATTACCTGCACCACCCGGGCTCGGAAATGCACGAAAAATCCTTGTACGCGCCCAGCGCTCCAGTGCTATCGTATAGCCAGCAAACAACACCGGAGCCGGAAACGGAATAGCGCATGACTGAAACCACTGGACTTTGGTACGCGCTCCGGGCGACACTGGCAATCGCCGTGCTCGTCTGGGTGTGCTTTTGGCTCGCCGACAAACGCAGTAAGTGAAAGGGGAAAAATGAAAATCAGCAGCAATTTGATTGCTCTATTTTGCCTTGCAGGCGCGATTGCGCTGATGGTTTACCTTTTCGGCGAGTCTCGGGGCGATCCCAGTCTTCGTATCGCGGCCTTGGTGGCGGGCACAGGGCTTGTCGCCTCGCTGGCCGCGATTGCATCCACCATCCTGACCGGGAAGGATTTGACGAAGCCGCATGATCCTTCCGACTTCCCGCCCAATACTACGACCACTGACACATCGACAGTCAAGGTTGGCCCGCTCCCTTTAGCCCAGCCGGAGATCCCGGCGCAACCTCAGAAGTAACGGAGACAGACATGGCATCAGCACTCGCAACAATCGAGACGGACGTAAAGACGTTCTTCGCCACAGTAGACACCGACGCCGGCAAGTTTGCCAGCGCCTTTGTGAAGATTTTCAGGAAGGCGCCCGCCGCCCTCCAGATGGTGCAAAACTTCGTTGGCGAAGTGGCACCCGTCATTGAGGCGGCTGTGACGCTGGCAGACCCAATCGCTGAGGCTCCCGTGGTGGCCGTGCTCGGCACCATCGAAACCGGCCTTGCGGCAATCGACGCGGCGGCTACGGCGGCTGTGAGCGGAAACTCGCTGCTTGCCTGCCTCCAGAACTTCGCCGCCACCGTGCCGAACCTGCTCAGCGGCATCGACGTAAAGAACGCAGCCCTGCAGACCAAGGTGACTACGCTGGTCAATCTGGTGGTCAACGAGGCCAAGGTGCTGCTGCCAGCCGTTGAGTCATGGGTCGCGCAGTTGGCTGCCAAGGCAAACCCTCCAACAGCCAGCTAAAGACTGGCACGGTATGCGTCGCTTCCTCTGGTTCATCGCCTGGCCCTCCCCTTGAACACTTAACCCCGGCGGGCGCTCCTGTGGGGGGAAACTCAGGAGCCCCGCCCTTTTTCGCCGTTATGACGAAATGGCTCACCGCCGCCCTGCTTGCCGTCTCAATCATGGCCGTCTGCGTGATTGGGTGGGCGTTCTGGCAGTGGGGCAAGGCAGCGCCCGACTTCGCGCCTACCATGGCGAAAGTGAATCAGGCGCTCGATAAGGTGAACGACCCCGGTACGGGGACACTGGCGGAAGTGGGCAAAACCGTGGTTAAGGCCGGGGATGCGATTGTCCAGACGCAGCTAACGGAGCGCTCCAGCACGGCCAAAGTGAACGCAACCATGGACGCTCTCGCCACCATCCCGCCGCACGTCACCCCGGTGCTCGACGAAGCCAAGGGAACGCTCAGCGCCGCCACAGGCTTGACCGTAGCGCTCACGGGGGACGCTCAGGAGGCCAAGACCACCATCGCAGCCGCCCAGCCCGTCCTGGCGGCGTTTACGCAGGATGCAACCGATCTGGACGCCCTGCTCAAAGACAAGGCCATACACGAGACGCTGACCAACGTGGACTCTCTGACCGGCAGCATGGCCGGAATCACGGCCGATGGCAAGCAGGTGACAGACAAGATGACCGCCGATTACCTCAAGGCGCGGACACCCTGGGGTAAAATTGGGCATGTGGCCCTGGACGCCTTCGACGTGACGGCGGCGGTTGCAAGGCACACGCCATGATGGGAAAGGATTCACACATGCAAACCAGCGAAGCAGGAATTGCGTTTATCGCCAAGAACGAGGGCGATTGCTTGAACGAAAAGTCAGACAATACCGGGCCGCAAATAGGCCACGGCCACGATTTGACCGGCCCAGAACAGGCAACGCTCCTAGTCTACGGAATCGACATCAGCGCTGGCATTACCCCTGCACAGGCGGACTACATTCTCCAACGAGACTTGGCGACGATCTACGATCCCGCGCTCAACCGTCTCCAAGCGCAAGGGTTGATTCCCGCCGGTGTATCGCAGAATCAATGGGATTCTTTAGCAGATTTTGCTTACAACGACGGCTCGGCCAACTGCGCAACCATGCTGCACCACGGCTGGGCGCTAGTTCCGCAGGAGATGATGCTTTGGGTATGGGGAAAGGTCAACGGCGTAGAGGTCAAAATAGCTGGTCTCGTTGCGCGGCGGCAGGCGGAAGTATCGCTGTTCAACTCATGAGGAAAGGCAGGTGAGCATGGTCGCTGGCAGTCGCCAGAGCCAGGAAGGCGGCCTTTCGGGGCCGCTTTTCTGCTCAGCGTGGAAACTGTAGCTCTTTCTGTTGTTTCCGCCATTTTCGATTCCTTTCTAAAGAGCATTTCCTACATTCCCTCGATCCGTTGATTCGAATATAGAGATTGCCCCCCTTGAGAATATGCCCTTTGCTGCATTTGTAGCTCTTCAAAGCGCCCATTTAAGGCCTCCATTTATGGTTTACCACAAGTCTCCATGCATTGCAACCAAATAATCGTAGTGACAACGAAAAAATAGTTGACACGGCGGAATTCTGCGTGTAATCTAGACTCACATCGAAAGGAGCAGCATGGCAGGGACAAGTTTGATGGTAATTTCTCCGGAAATGACAGGGGTTATTCTCTTTGCTCCCGGCAAAGCAGATGAAGTGCTGGCCGAGATCAAGGAGAAGGCCCGCGCGGAGGCGGCGAAGCTGGACATTTCAACCAAAGAAAACAGGGAAGCTCTTGCGGCTCTGGCCTACAAGATCGCCCGCACGAAGACGGCTACACACAAAATGCGCCTAGAGTTGGTTGCCGACCGCAAGAAGGAACTCAAGGCGATTGACTCTGAGGGTGCGCGCATCTGGGACGAACTTGAGGTGCTTCAAAAGGAAGTGCGCCAACCGCTCACTGAATGGGAGAACCGCGACAAGGAGCGCATCGCCAAGCACGAGACGGCGATTCTCGAACTCGACGCTGCTGGTACGCAGACGGCTAACGAGTGGCGGACGCTCCCGATTGACGCGATGAAGGAGCGGTTGCAGGAGATCGCTAAAGACTTTCCCCCTACGCATGACTGGCAGGAGTTTGGTTCACGTGGGGCGCTGGCGGTCAGAACCGCTACAGCGAAGATCACGGAAGCTATTCAAAGGCGGGAGACCTACGACGCTGAGCAGATTGAGTTGGCGCGTCTCCGGAAGGAGGCTGCCGAGCGTGCGCAGAAAGAACGGGAAGAAGCGGCTGCTGCCAAGGCAAAGGCTGAGGCCGAAGAGAGAGCCCGTCTCGCCGCGATTGAGGCGGAACGTGTAGCGAAGCAAGAGCAGGAGCGCATCGAGCGCGAAGCCAGGGAGCGGGAAGCCAAAGCCGCACGGGAAGCCGCCGAGAGGGAAGCGGCAATTGAGCGTGAGCGCAAAGCTGCGCAAGATCGTGCAGAGCAGGCCGAACGGCAGCGGGTCGAGGCAGAGGCTAAGGCGAAGCGGGATGCCGAGGCTGCTGCGAAAAAGGCGGAGGAGGACAAGAAGGCGGCGATTCGTGCCGAGCAGGAACGGGCCGAGCGTGAGCGCAAAGCGGAGGAAGAGGCAGAGCGCAAACGTGCGGCGAATCGGGCGCATTCAGCCAAGATCAACAATGAGGCGAAAGCCTGCTTGCTCAACCACACGAACCTGACAGCCGAGAACGCCGAAGAAGTTATCAAGGCTATCGCCAAGGGGTTGGTTTCGCACATATCAATTCAGTACTAACCCGCGGGGCGGTCCTCGGGCCGCTCACGCAGAAAGGATTAAATCGATGACTCATGCAAAATTTGTGCAAGGCTTGCGGAACGCCGCAGACTTCTTTGAGGCAAGACCGGAACTCGGATTGCCTTACGAGGGATTCTGTTATCCCGAGATTCAGTTTGGCTATTACAGCGCATTCGGAGGACGCGAGGATACTCCAGAGTTTCAATCTCCCGATGGCGCTCTGTATTTTGCGAAGCATGTAGGAGGCCGCCTTGATAAAGAGGGATCAGACGACAGCTTTGAACTGATAGCCAAACGTGAAGGCTTTTGGGTTAGAGGGTACTTTCAGAGAGATGCTGTTTGCGCCCGCGTCCAAGTAGGCGTGAAACTCGAACCGGAGCATGTGCTGCCAGCGGTACCAGCCCAAGAAGAAAAGATCATTCCGGCCAGGGAGGTGCCAATTTACGAATGGCGTTGCCCCGCTCTCACTGCTCACAAAAACGCGCCCAAGCCAGAGGCAGAGCTGGAGGAGGCGCAATGAGCGATATACCAAAAGAGATGCTCAAGCCAAGAAAACCGCGTCACGTCAGTGGCCACGGCGAAGCGTGGTATTACGTCACTACCAGCGGGATAGAGATGTTTATTGCCGCTGAAAAGGGTAGGGAGTCATCCAATTCCTTCCGATTGACGACTCGTCAGTTGGAGCGCGCGCTAGAGATAATCAAGGAGCAATCATGACAGACTCGCTCATACAACGCGCCCCAACCGGCATCAGCGCGAAGACGCCAATGGATCTGCTGCAGCTTGCGATTGAGCGCGAGGGCAGCATCGACGTGATCGAGCGCCTTGCCAAACTGCAAATGGAATTCACGGACCGCGATGACAAAATCGCATTTCGGAACGCCATGACCCGGTTTAAGGAGGACATGCCGAAGATCATCCGGACGCGCCCGATTGTCGATAAGCAGGGAGCCGAAAAGTACAAGGTGGTCGCCCTGGAGGACGTTGCCGATCCGGTCATGAAGGCGCTCGTCAAACTCGGGATCACCTATCGCTACAAGAGTTCCGATCTTCCAGATAGCAGAATCCGCGTGACCTGCATATTGGGTTTGCAGGGAACGGCTTACGAGGAAGAGGGGGCAACGCTGGCGGCTCCGCCTGATACGGCGGGGGGGAAAGACCCTCTTAAAGCTGTGGGATCAACGACTTCCTACCTTGAAAAGTACACGCTCCTGGCGTCCGTAGGAATGCATGTATATGGCTCTGACCCAGAACTTGTGCCTCCCGAACAGAATGAGCAGCAGATGGACCAGGGAGCCGCTGCCGACTTTCAATCGTTGATCGAGGGCAGCGCGAACGTGGACGATTTGCAGCGCAACTATTTTGCGGCCCGCGATGCGGCAAAGGCCGCTGGAGACACGCAGGCGGAGAAGGGGTTTGCCGAGGCGAAAAACAAGGTCTACCGTAAGCTGCATAAGGGGGCAGTCCATGCTTGAGATCATGGGTCCTCAAAATTCAGATGCCTGGCTCCGCGCTCGCTGTGGACGTGTTACCGGCTCGAAGCTGGCTGATGTGTGCGACTTCGTTTTCAAGGGCAGCGCAGCGCGGGGAGACAAGGCTGTACTCCACGGCTCCAAGCGCAAACTCTACTGGAGGGCTTGCCTGGGCGAGAGGCTGACTGGCCAGCTTGCCAACCATTGGTACTCGGAGTACATGGCGCGCGGGGAGCAAGAGGAAGAACCGGCGCGGATGTTCTACGAGAGCGTCACGCGGCAGATGGTCGTGCCGGTTAGCTTCGTGGTCCATCCTGAATTCCCGTGGACCGGAGCATCCGCAGACGGCCTGATAGGTTCTGATGGTGTGCTGGAGATCAAGAACCCGAGCACGGAAAAGCACCTGCTTTACTGGGAAGAAGGCTTAATTCCAGAAGACTACATTCCGCAGTGCGCATGGGAGATG